CGCTTGCTGCTTCGTTTGAAGCCTGTAGCGTATACTCGACTAACATTTGCTCTCGGTCAGTGTCGCCAGTCTTGGCTAGCGGAGTTGACTGGAAATCACGTAATACTGCGAACTTCCACTTATCCATCTCTAGCACTAGGCAATCACGTGATCGCATGTGTCGGCTAGGAATGATAACTAAATCACCGAAGTCACTGACATAAACTTCAACAGCGTTAACAATCTTCTTGTCTTCAGCGTCTACGTTACGACTTGACCCACCTGAGAATGCAGAGAACGCTTGTTTATTGAACGATCCAACAAAGATTGTGTCAGGCTCGCCACCAGCGTCCCAACATGCCGCGAGTACAGACTTAAGCTGCGACTCGGTAAACGCACGCTGATCACCGTCAGTACGAGCATCAGTGCCATCACCGGTAGGATCTGCGCCAGAACCACCACCGAAATCAGTGTTAGTTGCAAGCCAAGAAGGAATTCCCGCTGCTTCACGAGCTACTGAGCTTGAACCGGTTACCTTAGCGTTGTTAGCGAACAAGGTGGATTCAACGTCAGTCTTGAGCTCAAGGCCAGACTTCATAATCTGTAGCGCCATCTCATCTGAACGGCCTGCTGAATCAACAGCTTGCTGAGTTCCGGTTACACGAGGCACCTTGTCAGAGATTTGAGTACGGTTACCTAGTCGAACGGTAGGAGTGGAAGCAGTAGTTGTAGCGTCATCGCCTTCGATTACTGCGTTAGTAGCAGAAGGGGAGGCCAATACATCAGTCTGCCACTCGTGGTTTGTAGCGGTTGCTGAAATCTTAGCGATACCGGATAGCAAAGGAGTAGTAGAGGGAGAAATCATGGTGATGATATCGGCCAGATCTTCTCTGTTACCAATCGCGTCATATGTGTCGAATGTATTAGTAGGCTGTGTCATTTTATTACCTTATCGTTTAAGTTGTTTAATGGCGTTCACGGCGTCCATCTTAGAACCCGTCCGTCTTAGTCGAGCCTTAGCGTCTTCCATTTCGGATGGTCTAGCTTTCGCCTTGCCTTTAGTGGCCTTAATAGCTGTAGGTGCTTTTCGTACCTTCTTAGCTGTCAGTGCCTTGTTGCTGTCGATTGCATTGAATTTGGAAGCTTGAACTAGAGATAAATAAACCCGGTGATCTGAGACACCTGACAAATCCATTCCTATGCTTGATGCGTATTCGAGTGCTGCTTTAAACTCACTATCTCTAACTTGTGTGTCTGACCAAGCCGGTATCTTACCAATGAGTATTTCGCTTTCCTCTGCTAACTTCGCATTAAACTGTTCTTTTTGTTGAGACTTGGCATCTTTTAGTTTTGCCTTCTTAGCTTTTAACTTCCGCTCCTGTTTCAGATACTCAGCAGGGTCATCGTCAGCCAATTCATCCCAATTTATGTTTGCTTCCTCTTCCGAAATAATCCCACTTAACGCTTCGACCTGCTCATTCATGCTTGCAAGTGCCGCGTCTAGCTTCAATGACTTGGCTTCTAATGCCTTATCCTTTTCAGCTACGCTTGTGGTCTTTTTCGTGTAGTCAGACTGCCTAAGATTGCCTTGCTGCCACTCCAGAATCTGCGTGAGGCTTGTCTCTACTCCGTTAATGTCGAAATAGGATTCCTCTGTTTCATCTATTGCTTCAGCTTCAGCTCCCTCTTCTTGCTCTAACTCTTCGACTTCGTCAACTTCAACTTCATCGGATAACGTGTCAGATGACACATCTACGGCTTCAATCTCTTCTTCGGTTGTCTCTGGGAGATCCGAGGACGAGTTTAACGCCTTGATCTTTTCTAATATTTCATTGTTTGATGCTAATGACATAGATTATAACCCTTTCATGAATTGCTTGCCACGTTGGGCAATGGTTGCCTTTGATATCTGTCCAGACTGCATGACCTGCTTGAAGTGTTTTTCCACCCATTCAACAGTCTGCATCTTGCGCCAGATTTCGTTTCGCTCATCATTCTCTTTGAACTTAGTCCTCTGGAACTGCTCCATTAGACTTGCACGAATCATCACAAAAGCTTCCTGATAGATCGGGTTGTTCAGCACGGCGCTCGCTTCATTGCCTCTTGCTAATTCCTGTCTATCCTTCATGTCATCCATTTATTCCCCTTGGCCTTGGCCAGCTATGTCAGTGTTGTACTGTAATTCTAGTTCTATATATTTTGCTTCTAAATCTGCAATGGTTTTGTTAGCGCTTGCTAGCTCACTCACATTAAATTGACGCTTCTTCTCTTCAAGCTCCGCGCCTTTCAATGACAGCGTGCCTTGTGCAATAGCTATCTTGCCTTGTTGCTCTACCATCGCCGCCTCGGCTAATGGGTTTTCTTGTGCCTGTAACTGCGCTAGCTGAGCCTTCATCTGTTCGTTTTCAGCGAGCAATGTCTGTTCTGGAATCTCTGGGTCATTAGCAAAGTCAGATATTCTATTGATGCCCATGCTACCTATGATCTTGGACACAACATTAAACATAATCTTATCGTCAGTGACCCTTGAGCCGGTCGCTTTCAACTGCTGATTGAGCTGGAATAATTGCCCCATATTCTGCAACATCTGCTCGTCATCGCCAGCAGCTAAACCTACATCACTTGTCACTGAGTTTTTAGACACCCATTTAATAGGGTCTACAGTAAGAGGTTCGCCGAGTATCATTAGCTCCAGTTTCTCAACCTGATATCGTGAAACGTACCACGCCATGCCGTTAAATAGCTTCTTGAAGCCAGTTTCAGACATTACGCGAGCTACCAGCTCAGTCTTAGCCGCCCCGCTCTTATTCATACCTTCGAATCTAGCAACGGATTCTTCTGCGAACCTGTCAGCATCTAAGCCCTGGTTAGCCAGTTGATTGCCAGTAGATTGAGACTTAAGGCTATCCCAGTACTGAATAACTTGAAGAGCTTCTTGGCCAATGTATGGAGTCTGTAGCTGGAATACCGCTTGGGTTACATCACCTTCAGTTCTAACAATGCCATTTGGTCTAACGGTTAATAAGTCATCAACGTTTGTCTCTTCTTCATTAACGACTACGCGACCATTACCCACATTATAAATATTATTGAGTATGTTTCTGGTGAGTACTGTCGATACGCGCTGATGAGTTGTTACTAACTCGCCACGACCACGACCGATAGCGCTGTGAGGCATAAGGATTGCACTGTTAATAGCATAAGGAACCATGTTGTGCTGTTCATTCTCAAGAATTACATTGCCAGCCTTAACAATATATCGGCGTTCTGCAATGCCATCGCCATCATAATCAACCTTAACGTATAGATAGAATATCTGAACTAATTGGCTAGCCCAATGGCTGATGTCTTCGCTGTCTTTGTCTCCACCTTGATCTCTGAAGCGGATAGCCTTCATCGTGCTTACTTCATCTTGGTCATTAACCGATGGCAAGCTTCTGACAATTGACTCATCATAACCAGCCGCGACTAATTCGCCCCGAGATACTAAGGCAGTGTCACCAATTATTTCAGCATCGTCCTCATCAGCAGCATTGCGTGAGATGATAAAGTCTTCAGTTGGCACACCTCGCACAAAGAAGCGCTTATCCACAAAGGTCTTTCTAACCTTGATGTACATGGTGCCGTCGTCGTTATCAGCCTGCTCTACAAACTCAATCTTGACGCCTTTCTCTTTCTCTACGCTGAGCTGTATCCTGATTAGCTCTAGTTCTTCTTCGCTAATGCCATCCCACTCGTCAATCTCTGTGCCTTCCACCTCTTCATAACCAAACTTAACAACGCCTAGCTTCTGAATTAGTGCGTCTTTGATCCAATCGTGAATAGTTTTGAATGACGTTTCTTGATTACGAACTAGCCAATTTATATACCGCGTCTTCTGATCTGCTTCGAGCTTCGCCTCGTCGCTGTTGTTATCAGGCTCGAATGTCATCACTCGCTTAGATCCGAGGAATATACGTACCAACCCTGTCATATCAGATTCAACAGTATCCTGAACATCAGACGTAACTACCTGACTTTGGCCTTCCATCTCGTCGCCGTATGGCTCACCGTTATACCGTTTGAGAAGGTCTTCGTTTTCGCCCATGAACTCAGCAGAATAGCGAACAGCATTACGCTCGGCTTCATTGACTAACGCAAGTAACTGACTATTTAGCATCTTTGGCATTGTTAGCTACCTTCCACCTTGGCTTTTGACTTCTTGGCTTTCTTTGGCTCTGGGTCAGGGTCTGGAGTACCGGCAACGTTTCGAGGCTGCAATCCCATCTCGCTAATCTTGCCTTCCATGCTCTCAACTCTGTCTCTTAACTCGTTGATCTCTTGCTGCTGTTTGATGCTCATGCTACCGATACCTTCTCATAGTTAAGTTTGCCCCACTTAGGTTTGGTCTTGGGAGGCCGCATGGTCATCATTATAGCATCAGCCATGTTAGGACTACTAATCTTGAGCTTTTTCATGTCTGCTTTGCTTAATATCTGGATTAAATCATTAGCGTTATCTTTTCGAGGAATCGCGCACAACTCTGATCTAACCTGATCCATGTCCTCTATGCCGTCAGAATCAAAACTAATCATCTGATCAACATCAATATACTTGCCACGCTTCACACACTTGTACGTGTTGTAACAGCGATCCGCTAATAACGTGTAAAACTGTGCTCGATTGTTCTTGAATGTGTCCTTGTACTTTTTGAGTTCGCTATCTTCGTCGCCTTCTCTGTCATCAAGTGGCTGGTAAGTCTTCTCTGCCATATCCTGGCCTTTACCTGATAGAGCGCCACTAAACCCGCCGAACTTGGTGCGCGTGCCTTTAAAGTTATCAGATACCTGTCGCTTCAATCCAGTGCCCATGCCATCAGCATCCCAGGCAAAGTGATCAGCTTTGTTATCAATAGCCAATTCAGTTGCCCAATCACAGCCCTCGTCTATCTCACCTTTAGTCTTTTGGAGCACTCTTTCAACAATAGATCCACGCCTTTGTGCGTAGCCGTGAGCATCGTTACCATCGTCCATCGGGTCATACGCCACAATCCTGGCACCATGAGGTGCAAACGTTTCCTTTAATCTCTCTATCTTGTGAGCATCAATACAGGCATCAAACCACTCTGGCTTGATAATGCTGTTGTCTACTTCATCTAGGTAATCGCCATGCCACTTATGTCTATACTGTGCTGTGGATAGCTTATCTTCATCGTCTAATCGTTCTTGCTCTAGTCCTGATGCAATGAACCATGACCTGGGCATGTCGGTATAATTCATCTGGACGACCATTATTGTGTCGTCCTCATAGTATCCACATCGTTTAAGTGCTGACTCTGCACGTGTTAGCCACTTCTTAGCTACTGCTCCAGACCGCTGGCCCCTGTTCATTGTGATAATGATCTCAGGCATCTTGATGTCACTATTGGCCAATAACGCATCTAACTGATCAATAGATTCTAGCTTGTTGCCATCCAATAGCCGCTCTGTATCGTCAGCATTCAATCGAACTGATGCGGTTAACACCCTAAGCGTGTTATCTGATATGTCTTCGCCTTCCTCTATCCAAAGACCATCGACGCCAGATAGAGTAGACTTGAGACTAGTGATGTTGCGAGCAAGCCCACGGTAAAACGTTCGGCCACCACTAGACTCATGTGTAATTGACGTCTTTGTGTCTTCAAATCCTCTAATTCCAAGTCTGCTGATTTCATCTAGTATT